TTAATTCACGAAACTTCCCTAACTCCTGGTAAGTATTATTATATCTCTAATATTGTCGGTAAAATAACCAATAATTTAGCGCCTTCTGGTGTTACTGCATCTGGCGGTTACGCTGCTCTTTCTCCCGTGGGCCTTGCACTCAGCCCTTCCGAGCTCAGCGTGGAGATTTCATCGCCAATCAGCCTGACTTAATGAAGTAAACTATAGGTAAAAGAGAAAGCTATGACTCAGCGTTACCCTCTGGTTTTAATAAGTGGAGTTCTTTCTGAACTCCCTGCCGAAGATTCTATTTTTGGTGCGTCTGTAGATTTAGTTTCTGAGCCCAGTGGTTTATATCTAGACGGAGATCAGCTCGGTATTGATGGGTCAGCTATTGCATCTGGTAATGCTGCTCTAGGTCTTGCTGAGCTTAATGAGGCCCTAGCTACTTCAGCTCTTGCTTCTGGTAATGCCGCTCTTGATGAAGCTGCTACAAAAGCCAGCATAAATGAAGTCATTGTTTTCTCAGTCGCTTTGTCTTAATTTGAGTTATACTTAATCTGAAAGGAAAGCCCACTATGACTTCTAGATTTACAGCTAGTGGCGTCAGTTTTGTTAATACTTCAGGTAACGCTATTTGTTACGGAGCACCATCTTATTCAAACCCTAGTGGGTGCTCTATAGTTCTATCCTGTTTAGTTTCTAACACTGCGGGTGACTATGCTCCTGTTGTTACAACTAGCGTATTTACCGATACTTCTTTAACTTCTGTAGTTGCTGCAAACATCCCACTCCCTTCTGGCGCTTCTCTAGAGTTAATTCCTAATAAACTTGTTCTTTTATCTGGTCAATCTCTGCAAACTACCGTTAATCCCTCTGGTTCTATCTTTGTAACTACGTCTGTTCTAGAACAGTTCTAATCGGATATGGCTGACACACAAGGCGGGTACACAGGCAACTCCCCGACGCAAAACGAATTTGTCCGTCCGGGTGTTTGGAACTTGAATGAGGTTTACCAGGCGACGGCAGACGACCTGTGGGTAGCGCCCTTCAGAGGAAGGGGAGTAGCAACTATAGCTACAGGAGGCACTTATTCTGTAGATAATACTTCAACTGGTATTAGAACACACGTTTTTGAGGATACAGATTCTTTTACTATCACGCAAGCAGGAGCAGACGCGCAGTTTCAAATCATAGTCATCGCAGGCGGCGGTGGCGGCGGCTATGGAGGTACAGCTGAAGGCGGCGGCGGTGGCGGCGCTGGCGGACTTGTTAGTGGTGTGTTTACTGTTTCTTCAGGCTTAGCTGTTTCGTCTGGGTACGTAGTTACAGTCGGAGGAGGTGGAACGCAGAATTTAAGAGGTACAGCAAGCTCTTTTTCCACCCTCATAACCGCTTCGGGTGGAGGTGCTGGCGTAGCTGGGCAAGGTACGGCTGGAGTGAAAGAAGGTGGATGCGGCGGCGGTGGTGGCTATGTACAAAACCCTGGTGGCTCTGGTTATGTTATTGGAGGGTACCGCCAGGGTTTCGATGGGGGTAACTACAGTAGTTCACTTTTCACAGGAGGTGGAGGCGGCGGTGTGGGCGAAAATGGAGACGACGGACCTGCAGGCACGGGCGGAGATGGTTTACCAATTAATTTAAGCGGAGTCGCCGCTTACTTTGGCGGAGGGGGAGGCGGCGGATCTTATAGCGCTTCTACTGTTAGACCCGGAGGATTGGGTGGAGGCGGTAACGGAGCTTTTGGAGGAGGTAACAATGGGAGCGCAGGCCAAATTAACACAGGTGGTGGAGGCGGAGGCCAGTCAAGTAGTGCTACTGCGTACGCTGGGGGCAAAGGTGTGGTTTTTGTGAGTTATCCTATTACAAGTTTGTAGAGTATTCGACATGGCCTACTTTGCAGAGCTCGATTCTTCCAACAAAGTTCTACGCATCATAGGCGTGGACAACTTCAAGTGCATGGATAGGCACGGCAATGAAGTTATAGATCTAGGGGCTGAGTTTTGTAAAGCCTTATTTGGCGAAAATACTAAATGGAAACAAACAAGCTTTAACTCAAACTTTAGAAAAAATTATGCTGGTATAGATTATTTTTATGATGAGACTTTAGATGCTTTTATTCCACCAAAACCTTATCCTTCTTGGGTCTTAAACACAGATACTTGTTTATACGAAGCTCCTGTTCCTTATCCCGAGGACGGCCAAAACTACCGCTGGGACGAAAATTCTGTCCAATGGGTCGTAAAAGACATGTGAGGAATGTTTCGAGTGTCTCGCTAACCCCACATGTGAACACGGTTTCTGTTGCGAGTTGAACTATCCGGAATTTCCGGAATGTTGTCTTGAAGCACCATAAAACTGACTTATGTAGCCTCTAAGCAATATTCAAAAATTTAGCGTCCTAAAATTTCTCGAATCATACGGTCTTGTTCTTGATTGCGTCGATTCAGTGCGGCGACAACACCACGAGTTTCTTCAATAAAACCACCAGGATTTACAAGAGTTTCAACATACTTCATCCGTAGGTCATCCTCAGGCGTGGATCCACCTACAATTTTTCGAATTGCTTCGTTCAAAAAATCTAAAGGATTTATCAGCGTAAACTCTTTAAATCAAGTATAGCTGCCTAGTTTGTTTTCAATTTAACCAAAAATTCAACTAAAATAAGGTCAGGTCGCGCCAACATTGTGGCCGATTCCGAACAGGAACTCGTATTTAATTTACAGTGTCTAAATCGCAGAACTGCGCGAAAAAAATTCCGCAAAGATATTCTTGATACTTGGGAAAATAAGTGTGCATATTGTGATTCTGATAGAGCACACACGTTAGATCATGTAATACCGAAGTCAAAAGGAGGACCAACACGACGTTGGAACCTCGTGGCATGTTGTGGGGTATGTAATCTAGCGAAAAGTGACGAAGACCATTTAACTTGGTTCCGCCAACAAAGATTTTGGAGCGAGGATAAAGAACTAAAGATACTGGAGTGGTTAAATATGGATCATGAGCAGGTTGAAGCAGCTCGTGTGTACGAGGAGCTGTGTAAAATACCGCTTGTTCCGATCTTACCTTCAGGTATTAAAAAAGAGACCGACGACGAGGGCGCCGATCTCACTGAGTCTTAAATTTAGACTAAAGCTCATTGCTTGGCAGTTTTGGTGAAGATACCAGCCAGGCGCTCAATCACCTTGTAGAACTTACCATACACCTCATTATCTTTAGGTGTCGGTGTGACGTTTATAATAGCCAGTGCTAATAGGTGCAGTGCACCAGCGATCGCCACTATGTCGGACCAATTTTGAGTGATAAAGTCGACCATGGTTCTAAATTTACCGGGTACAATATAATCATACGTCTAATTTGCGTCCCCGTGCCACATATTTTGGAGAAACATAAGGAATCGCACCATGGCTGAAAAATTGAAAGGCGAGGATCCTTGTTGGTCCGGATACCAGATGGTCGGTATGAAGAAAAAAGACGGAAAGGAAGTTCCTAATTGTGTTCCTAAAGCTTCTTCTGCGAAGAAGAAGAGTCAGAGTTATAAGAAGTCCAAGGTGCGCTAAGTCTCATTGGCCCACCAAGTAGACGCTGCGCTTCGGAGTCGTCAGCTGGCTCCTCGCTGTAGATCGGCTTCTGTTGCTCAGCTTCTTCCAGTTCCCACGCCTTGTGGATCTGCTCGACCTGCTCGTCAATTTCAGCAAGCACAATTCGAGTCCGAAACTCTACCCAATCGGGCCTGCAGTTTTCTAATATTTGTTTAATAATTGGGTTTACTCGAAAAAATTTAAAAAAGTTCTGCAAGAAAAGAATAACTTCATATACGAGTGCGTTAACTCTGTTGTAATCGTTTGATTCCATTTGGTTTTGATGTCTGTGTATATCCTAGGAAAAACGTCTTAGGCTAGAATTAAAACAATGAGTAATTTCAGTAATGGCTGAGGCAACTTTTAACCGTGAGTTAGGCGCTGCTCCTGCTGGTATCAGTCGTTTCGGCCAGATCCGCACTGATGATGGCAGCAACGTTACGGTTAGTTCTTACCGCGCTTATGCCGGTGATGGGTCTTACCCGCTGGCTGACGTGTTTAACATCACTTATGGTTCGACTGGCACTGCAACTTTGACCTTGCAGGGTGGTGCTTTCGGCATCAGCGGTGTTCGCGTGATTGCTGCTGACGGCACCGTGGCAGGTGAGATCGAGGCTCCCAAGATCAGCCGTCGTACCGACACCAGCACAACTTTTAGTGCAACATCTGGCGCTACTGCTTCAATTTATGTTGACCGCACTGGTCGCAGTGAGTCTGAGTATCGCGTGACGATCGCGGTTGCTTAAGGATAACTAATCGTTAATTGTGTTTCACTCTTAAGTCGTACAGAATAAAAGAACGAGGCAACATATCCCCGTGAAATTATCGAGAACTGGACTTGAACTTATAAAAAAGTTCGAAGGTCTTAGGCTGACTGCTTACATTTGTCCTGCCGGTGTGTGGACGATCGGCTATGGGCATACGGGGCCTGATGTCTACTCGGGTTTAAAAATCTCTGAGGATCGTGCTGAGCAACTGCTGTGGCAAGATATTGAGTCTTTCGAGCAGTGCGTCAACAGTTTTGTGAATGTAAAACTTAATCAAAATGAATACGACGCACTTGTAAGTTTTACTTACAACATCGGCACGACCGCTTTCATTAATTCAACACTTTTAAGATTGCTGAATGAGGGCACAGACCGCAAAGTTATTGCAGAAGA